CTGACGAGTGATGGTGGCCCGATACAGCCCATTATCAACATCAGCCTATGACCGCAACCCCGGTTATAATCAACATAAACCCCAACCCGTTACCGCCGTTTCGGAAGCTGTATCAGTTGCCAAAAGATACCTGGATGGTGGTCAACATGGGCGGCAGGGGGTCGGGTAAGTCTTACGAGGGCAGCAAATGGGTGACGCTGGAGGTGGTCACAAAAGGTAAGAGGGCGGCAGTGCTCAGGGACGAAAAGACAACCATAGCGGATTCAATCATGAACGAGATCCGGAACCGGTTTTTTGAACTGGACGGCAAGGCCGGCGGGTACTTCAGCCAGCTTTTCACCATGCAGGGCAGCGAGCTGAAGCACAACGCGACCCAGCGCCGGGTGATTTTCACCAAAGGTTTCCGGGCCAGCAGTAACCAAAAGACGGCAAACCTGAAGTCTATCTCTGACGTCGATATCGCCATTATTGAGGAGTTTGAGGACATCACCGATGAATTTGCGTTCAACAAGTTTGCGGATGGGGTCCGGAACGAGGGCAGTATCATCTTTATCAATTCCAACATCCCGGACATGAACCATTGGTTCGTGCGCCGGTTTTACGACCTCAAAGACACGGAGCATGACGGGTATTTTGAGCTGGTGCCGAAGTCAATCCCTGGGGTAGTTTACCTGTTCAGCGATTTCACATCAAACCCTCACCTGCCAAAGCATATCATCGACAAATACCACGCATATGGTGACCCTGAGAGCCATTTCTACGACCTACATTACTACCTGACTCAAATCAAAGGGCTGTGCAGCTCGGGCCGAAAGGGGCAGATTTATAAGAATTGGCGGCGAATCAGTAACGAAGAGTTCAACGAACTGCCATACACCAGCCATTTCGGGCTTGATTTCGGGTGGTCCGAATCGCCTATGGCCTTGATTGAAAAGAAAATCCACAACGGGAAGCTGTGGCAGCGCCAACTGATCTATCAACGGCACATGACCCTGCTTGACCTCGGCATAGAGCTGTGCAAACTCGGTTTCACAACCAAAGAGGTGATTATTGCCGATTCTGCCGAACCGAAGGCCATCAACCAGCTCAGAAACGGCTGGACCCGGTCGGACTTGCCTGATGGGCTGGCCGATAAGTACCCCCAACTGCTTACCGGGTTTGATGTGGTGGCCGCGGTCAAGGGCCCAGGATCCATTCAGGCCGGCATCAACCGGCTGAAAGAGTATGAGGTCCACATGACGGAGGATTCTACCGATTGGTGGGAGGAATACGTCAAGTACGTTTGGGATCGGGACAAGAACGGCAATCCTACCGATGTACCGGAAGAGGGCAGCGACCACTGCATGGATGCAGGGCGATACGTTATCATGGCAAAAGGCCGCATATTCGACTGATTTCCCGTAACTTTATCCAGTGCCCAGCTACATCTTTTCAGACCGCTGCTTTGCTTCAGAGCGTATGCCGTTTCTGCGGGATATGTTCCGCAAGTTGATTGAGGATAGGCTGGATAAACTGCAGCCTGATGTGTTCGTAAATGACGCCATGGTGCAGGTCGATCACCCTTACCGGGCCGACCGGGACCTGATTTTCCACGTCACCGATGTAGACGCTGAGAACGATTTGGTGTACCTTGATGACGGGGGGTATGTGAGCACAATCCCCGACCTCGGCGACTGCTGAAAAAAATATTTTGTCAATTCAGATAGCAATTCGCTATTTTTGCATTAGGACTTATCGTTAACTGCCTACCCGAGCAAATTACCGTCGTAACGACAGGCAAGATCGGGATGGGTTAAAAAGAAAAGATTGGCGAACCTCATTCTGCAGGCCGGCCTTGTGTTGGAATCGTTCAAGGCAGCCATGTCGCTGAACAAATCCGCATTGACCCAGACGGTGCCCGGCGGCAGCCATCCCATCACCATTGTCGATAAGGAAGAATTTTTTGAGGTGCACGGTGGCACGGTGTTTTTTGAAATGAACGACCGCAGGCGCACAGCCAAGTATTACCGCGAATGTCCGCCCCTGTCCTACATCCTGAATAAGAAAGCCTCATTTGTTGCCAACGCGCGTATTGCCTGTGTGACCGAGAAAGTAGGCGCAAACGGGAAGGCAATCCCGACTGCCAATCCCGAACTGCTGAAGGTACTGAAGTACCCCAACCCGCTGAGGACGTTCTCGCAATTCATGGCCGAGGTCAACCTGATTACGGACCTGTACGGCTATTGCCCGATTCTGAAGGTGCAGCCTGATGGGTTTGACATTCCCTCCGAGCTTTGGGTTTTGCCACCCGACAAGCTCGAGATCAAGACCAACGACAAGTATTTCGTGCAGGACATGATGGAGATGATCGACCGGATTGAGTTCCGGTACATGGGCCGCTCCATCCCCATTGCGAAGGAAGATGTTTACCTGTTCACCGGGCAGACATCCACCGTGGAGGACCTACTGTTCCCCTGCAGCCGCCTTCATGCCCTGAAGTACCCGATAACCAACCTAATCTACAACTACGAAAGCAGGGGGACCATATTTCAGCGCCGTGGCGCCCTGGGCATTTTGTCACCGGAGAATGACGCATCTGGCCCGGTCCGTGCCAAGCCGGAAGACAGGGAGCAGTTACAGGCCGATTACCGCCGTTATGGCCTCAAAAAAGATCAGTACCCGCTGATCATTTCGTCCATTGCCATGCGCTGGGCCCCTATGGGGATGAATGTAGCAGAAATGCAGTTGATTGAGATGGGCAATGACGACATCATGACCCTGTGCGATGCGCTCGACCTGAAATACCCCCTGCTTGCCCGTGGTTCAGAGACGACATTCAACAATCAGGAACAGGCTAAGCGGAGCCAGTATCAGGACACCGCAATACCTACCGCCAACAACTTCTGCGAGCAACTGACGGACATGATGGGGGCTGAGGCGATGGGCTGCAAGTATGTGGCAGATTTCAGCCATGTGGAGGCCTTGAAAGCCAACGAGAAAGACAAGGCCGATATACTGAAGACCAACGTAGCCGCCATTTCACAGCAGTTTCAGCATAACCTAATCACCTACGGCGATGCCATGGCCTACCTCGGTGGTGAAGCCCCGTCCGGCACGGCTGGTAAGTTTTTCTTTGAAATGCCGGCAGAGTTCCAGGCAACCTATTCCGGCCTCAAACAGCAACCTCAAACCCAGCAGCAATGAGCAAACCAACCGATAAAGAAATCAAAGCCATCATCAAGGGCAAAGACCACGAGGTCAAGTCCGGTAAAATCATCCGCAAATGATCCCGCAATTCACATCCAAGGCTGATTTTTTGGAGTTCTTCGAGAAAGACCTCAAGGGCGACAAATCGCGGCTGTATGCCATGAAGGGAAAGACGTTCAAAGAGGCCGATGCCGTTAGCTACCTGTACCAGCCCAGCCCTGACAAGGCCGACGCCAACAAGGAGCAGGCCGGCGTGATCTCACAGCCAAGCGACGGCGCCATTTTGGTCAAGTCGGTGATCAACACCACGAACCTGATGGACAGCCACAATGATGTCCACATGCCGAATCTATGGAAGAAGAGCCTGCAGGAGAACAAATCTATCTACCTGCTGCAGGAGCACATGATGAAGTTCGACAAGATCATCAGCGATGAGGTGACGGCCTACACGAAAAACATCGCGTGGTCCGCCATCGGGATGCCATACGAAGGCAAGACCCATGCTCTGATCTTCGACAGCACGGTGCAGAAGGACCGTAACCCGTTCATGTACGAGCAGTACAGCAAGGGCTACGTCCGCAATCACTCAGTCGGGATGCAGTACGTTAAGTACTTCCTCGCCTACAATTCCACCGATAAATACTGGGCCGAAGAGAAAGCCAACTGGGACAAATACATCGGTGAGGTAGCCAACAAAGAGGCCGCTGAAGAAATGGGCTTTTTTTGGGTGGTCACCGAGGCCAAAGTGATTGAAGGTTCCGCCGTGGTCCGCGGATCAAACTGGGCCACGCCAACACAGTCAGTAACGGAAGCCGGGCAAAAGTCCACTTCTGAAACCAATACGTCCAAAGAGCCGGCGCCCGCCACTCCGAAAATGAGCTACCTGGACATAGCGCAAACCATTTTACAAACCCAAAACCCTAAGTGATGCAGAAATTGCAACCGGGCGCACTCAAGGCGGACAATACTCCGTACAGCGCCGAAGAAATCAAAGCCCACAACGACTTTGTGGATCTGGTCGAAAACCAGGTGAAAGAAGTCACCGCCAACCTGATCAGCAAGGAAGATGCTGACAAGGCCATTGAATCGGCCATCAGCGCAGCCACTGAACCCCTGCAGAAGGAGGTCAAGGACCTGTATCAGAAGCTGCTGAAGACGGCCACCGCTGCTGCCAAAGCCGGTATGGGCGGAAGCAAAGTGCCTGTAGGCCGCGAAGCCATCAAGGAGGAAGTCATCGCCAACAAGGCTGACCTGAAGGCCATTGCCGGCGGCGAGGCCAACAAAGAGGTGGTCCTGAAGGCCAACACCACCCGCGCCAGCATCGAAACCACGAATGAGGCCCTGTTCATCGACGGCATCGGTCAGCTTGCCCGCAAGCGCCGCAGCCTGTACGACATGGCCACGAAAATCCAAATCAGTAGCTCCAATAACCAGGGCGTCGTTCACTATGTGGACTGGGATGAAGCCACCACGGTGAAGGCAGCCGCAATGATTGCGGAAGGCAACAACTTCCCCGAATCCACCGCCAAGTTCAAGGGGTACACCCTGCAACTGCGCAAGGTTGGCGACACGCTGCCCGTGACGGAGGAATTCTTCGAAGACGAGGAAATGTGCGCCTCTGAGCTGGAAGCCTTCCTGCTGAACAACGTGGACAATGTGATCGACTACCAGATCATCAACGGCGACAACACCGGTCAGAATCTGAAAGGTCTGCTTTCGAGCGTTCCGGCGTTCTCCGCCCCTGCATCTTCGGTTCAGACGCCGAACATCTTCGACATGATCACCAAGATGTCCACGGCGATCACGTCCACCGGCGGAAGCAAGTACCAGCCCAACTTCGCTGTGATGAGCAAGGCCACCATCGACCGCCTGATTCTCGCCAAGAACCTGGACGGCGATTACCTGTTCCCGACCAACCACCCGATCTACGGGATGATCGTGGAGGACAACAACATGCCGGACAACTACCTGGTGGTAGGTGACAGCCGCTACATGCGGATCTACGAGAAGCCCGGTATCGCGCTGACCAAAGGTGAGCCGAACGACAACTTCCTCGACGACATCAAGACCTTGAAGGCCCGCAAGCGCCTGCTGTTCCTGATCCGCACTGCCGATCGGACCGGCTTTGTGAAGTCCACGGACATTAATGCCGATCTCGCCACCATGACCATCCCGGTGACCCCGTAACCCCATCCTCTCACTGAAAATCAATCCAATCATGGCCAAGTCTAAGAAAGAAACCCCGAAGAAAGCCGAAGCGGCCGCCCCCGAACAGGTGGCGGAAGCGCCCAAGGCTGAGCAGCAGACAGCCCAGCCCCGCAAGAAGCGAACCTACGAACAGGTGGTGGAAATCACCGGAACCGGAAAAGGATCGCTGAAAGAAGGCCAGGTGTACCGGTACCCCGTATCGGCTGCCGAAGTGCTAATCTCAAAGGGCTTGGCCGTGTAACCCCTCAAAAACTCTCAAGAACAATGAAAAAGTTCCTTTTCGCAGCCCTGGTCCTGATCCTGACCAGCACCATCAGCGCTAATGCGCAGATCCCGATGTACAGCGCCGGCACCGGCGGAGCCTTGGCCAACATTACGGCCAACACCTTCGACACGCTGACCAACACCACCACCAAATACTTCATCACGAAGAATGGTGCTCTGAACGCGGTCACCAGCTCGCAGACCACTATCTACTTCGATGCGGTTTCCCTTACCGGGACCCCCGCTACGGTTACCGTGGTTCATGAGCAGTCAAATGACGGCGTAACCTGGTACCGCGCGACCAATGTTTCCGGCACCGATGGCCGTAATTGCGACACGCTGACCTTCACGCCTACGACCATTACAAAGTACACCCTGACCAGTATTCCCGGTGGAGCCAAGGCCGTCTACAGCACGACCTTCCACAATACCGGTAGTCGGGCCAATTTCGAGCGGCTGAGGTTCATCCCGTCCGGCACGCAGACCCTGCGCATCTCTAACCCCAAGATCATCACGGCCAGCAAATAATGCCGCAAATCGTCACATACGACCAGTTTGTAGGCCGGATTCAGTTGCCAAACTCTGCCCCTTCCAACCCGGAATGGGTGGAGCTGGCGCTGCTGATTGAGCGGTACGAAGCCGAATACCTGGCTGAAGTGCTGGGCTACCCCCTTGCCAAGCTGGTTGTGGCTGCAATCCAGCCGCCGGCCGCGACATCGGGCGTTATCTACGACCTGATCAACGGCAAGGAGTTCACCGACCGACTGGGCCGGCTGAATAAGTGGCCAGGGTGGAAGACCATTGGTTTCAGTGCGATTGCCAACTACATCTACTGCATGGTGATGGAGGCACGCCGGACGCAGACGACCGGAACAGGCGAAAAGGTAACCGCTACCGAGAACGCTGTAACAGCCTACGACACGCAGAAAGTGACGGGGGCATGGAATCAGATGGTGGACTTAAACTTCATCCTTGATGATTTCCTGACACAGAACAGCAGCGACTACCCTGACTACATAGGCATCTACGGCACGCAGGCATACGGCAACCGCAAGTTCTTCACCAAAACCAACATACTCGGCATCTGATGGCCCGGACCTATACCCATACGCCCTATGTGATCCCGGAAATCTTCCGGCAGATCGTGGCGAAGGTATCGGCCAATCTTGCCGGTGATTCTGACCTTGACATCGATCAGGTGTCTTTCAAGTTCGGGACATGGATTGAGGTAATGGATCAGTTGATTGCAGATGACAAGGACCCGGCTGCAAGTCAAATCAAGTACCCGCTTGTGGTCCTGTTGCAGCAGTACACGGAGCAATATCAGAGCGAGACCTTGGATGATTTCCGCGGTGATATCCTGATTGTGTGCCGCACGGAGCCAACCATGAAGATCAGCCGCAGGTACGCGCAGAAGTTCGAACCCATCCTAAACCCGATCTATGCTGAACTGAAGGCGGTAATTGCCAATAGCCGGTTCTTTCTCGGTTACAACACCCGGTTCTCCCACATGAAGGTCGAACTGCCGCACATGGGCGCTGCGTCAAATGACGGGAACACGGCCTACCGCCTGCCTGATTTCCTCGACGGAATACTGATGCAAGACGTGCAGCTTCGGATTAATCAGACCGCCTGCAATGCGGCCTGTGTTCCTGCCCATGCCATTGATGTGCTGTCCTACATCTCCGATGTAACGGCCACGGGCATCGGCGGCACGTCCATTTCGGTCACGGCCACGCCACAGGTGACCGGCCAGACCTACACATGGAAGATCACCAGTCAGAACGGCGAACAGGTGTATAACCTCGGGACGTTCAACATAGCCGGGGCCAATACGGCAAACCTTGCCGCGCTTGGAATCATCTTCGGGGTGTATGTGGTAACCATTACGGGCAGCGGTGGGGCTCAGGCTCAGATTGAGGTCGGGGTGAACATCGCATCCATCGGCAGTGAGATTGTACCAGCCATGCCCAATGTGGACACGCTGACCTATGTCACCGAATCCGAGGCGTTTGATTACACCCTGGGGTGCGGGCTTGCACCGGTTGACAACTACACCTACTCACCGCTGATCGGCAGCAATGAGACCACAATGGAGCGCATTGTGACGGTGGAGAACGGCATCACGAAGAATGACGAAACCCTGCAGGAACCTGAACTTGGCTACACGCTGGACAGCGAGCTGATCTGGAAGACTACCACGGTGGAAACCTATGTGACGACGACCCTTGGGACGACTTTGAAACAAATTCTCATCATTACTCTAAAACAAAACTGAAATGAGTATCTACCCCTTTGAGATTGCCTGCGTGAAGAGCGTGAAAAACACCCGCGCCACCGCCTGCAATTTCGACCCCAAAAACATCGAAATGGGCATTTTCCTGCCGAAAGGTACGGTTTTGACCCATTCGCAGCTTCAGGCCATCAAGGCCACGCTGCTGGCTAAGGCCAAAGAAGACGACAAGGCCCTGCGCATCTACCCCGTGAAGCGGTTTGTGGACGTTGAGGACAAATCCACCGAAGCAACGTACAAGGAGTACGCCAATGGAACCAAGAAGAAGGTCCGCGACGGCAAGTACGGATGGAAATGGACGTACACCGAAGGCGGCCTGAGCCTGCACACCAAGCTGCACAGCTTTGACGGCCAGCAGGACGCATTCGATTTCGCCCTGGTTGACACCAAGAACAACGGCCTGATCATGACCTCCACCGACGGCATGACCGCCAAAGGGTTTGACCTGTCCATCATCGACGTGAACAACTTCAAGATGGCCGGCTTCAGCGACCCGAGCGAGTATTACATCGAGGTTGGACTGGACAACAGCGATGAGCTGAACCGCAACCCGATCTTCGTTCCGTTTCCGGATAATTTCGACCCGCTCAACGACCTAAATGGCCTGTACGACCTCGAAATCAGCGTGCACACCGCAATGGACAACACCGGTCTGGTAGCCCTGAAGCTGACCACCGGCAACCGCGCCGTGGATATGTATGATGATTACAGCGCCGTCTTCGATGACACTCTGCTGTACAGCGTCACCAATGCGGCCACGGGCGGCGCCATCGCTGTGACCTCGCTCACTCCGACGCCCGGAACGAAAACCTTTGATCTGCAGTTGGATGCGCTTGACCCGAACTTCCCGGCCACGGCAGGTTCGCTGATCAAGATATACATCGGCGACGCATCGGACATCGAAGCGGAAGGCGCTCCGGGCTATTCCGAAGCTGAGATTGTAACCCCGCGCGGATAACCTGTAAAAACACAGAGCAATGAGCAAACTGAAGTACGAAGGAACAACCTTCAACCAAGAATGGATCAAAGGATTCAAGAAGCAGGACGAATTCCTGAAGCACCCGAGCAACAGCCGGTTCACAGCTGAAAAGCTGAAGGAGCTGTGGGTATTGGTCCACGGCAAGAAGGAATCCCGCCCGCAGGCAAACCCCGAAGAATAAGGGTAGGGGGTAATACCCCTCCCTTTCTTTTAACCCTACACCCATGGCCAATTTCAGACAAATGCGCGACCGGCTAAAGGCTTTCAAGCTCGATGAGGCCATCATGAGGACCATGACGGACGAAAGCACGGCGATTCTGAACGCCAACCGGAAGCAACTGAAGAAGGGCTTCAAAAGCACCGGCGAACGGGTAGGGGTGTATGCAAATCCGGCCTATGAACGTATGAAACGGCAAATGAATCCAGAGGCCGGTGGATGGGTTGACCTGACACTGACCGGGGACTTTACCGAGGAATTCACCCTCAGGCCGGAAACGAAAAGCAGGGCAGTGATCTACAGTCAGGATGAAAAGGCCAGGGCCCTTGCGGCCAAGTACGGCAAGGACATCTACGGCCTGAGCCCTGAAAGTGTGGGCGATGTCATTGAATCCGGTTTTCAGCGCCGATTGGTGCAGAACACAAAGGAAGCCCTGGATTTATGATACCGGCCATCGACGAATGTGTGCCGTGCCAGCGGCGGCGCAATCAGCTTAAAATGCAGCTTGAGCACCTGCGCATAAAAGTCAAACAGCGAGCAGTAAATGAAGGCAGAAGCTATGCAATATGGTTGGATGAAGAGGATGCGAAACTTGTTTTCGCCCCGCTCAGTGAGTACCTCAGCAGAGGTGCTACAGGAGGCGAGGTGCTATCTTTCCATCCATAGCCTGCCGATGCCGGTCTTCATTGACTGCCTGACGACAAAAGACCTTTCCGGCCTTGTTCTTTCAGGCCGGCCAACTTCACAACAGATTGAGGATGCCTGGGCAGGTATTATGAGCCAGTACAGCGAACAGATCGCACGCCGGGAGGTGGAAATGGCCCTGAAGGACCTGCGATACATGGCTACAAAGGAATACCGCCTGCGCACCATTGAAATGCTGCTGGAAATCCTCAAGACAAGGCCGAATGAAATGCTCTATGAGCAACTATACACCTTCGGCTACCCATTACCCCGCAAGCCTTACACTCCGGAGAATTTTGCCGCGGTGCTGAAGGTTTTTGTCGGGCATTTCCGCTTGGAGCGGACGCAGTACAAGCTGGCCGAGGAACAAAGCACCATTGGGAAGAAAGAGCAGCAGGCCAAATCGAAATACGACTGGGGTTATTTCGAGGACGCAATCTCTGCCATCTGTCTGACGATGAAGATGCCCCTTATCAGCCTGCACGACATCACCGTGGGCCAGTATTGCGCCTATGTGAACCGATACACGGATTACCTGAGAACCCTGAAAAAACACCAACCGCAATGACATCTATGACCTTGCTGTATTTGCTTCTTGCTTTCATGGTCGGACTTGGCATTGGAATAGCGGCCGGTATCGCCCTTGCCGGCATGGTATGGCGCGACCAACTGAAGGCCAGCGTGGCCAAGTCGCAGCGCGAGATGCGGCAACTGCTCGAACAGATTGACGAGATCACCAATGACCTTAAAACCATCCAAGAATAATGCCAGGGGATAAAATATTCGGCTCAGACTTTGTAGACCAGTCGGCCCATGAGGAATTCAAGAAACTGAATGAGGAAGCGGACAGGCTGGTAAAGTCATTTGTGGAAGCAGCAGGTGGAGCCAATGCTTTCCGTGAGGCCCTGAGCAAGGCAAGCGGGATCAAGCAGACCACGGATGAAATCAAGAAGGGGAGGCAGGAACTGACTGAAATGGAGAAGTTGATGCGTCAGCTGATCCAAACGACAGAGCGCATTTCCGTGCTTGACAGTCAGCGGGCGAAGGCATTGGCAGCGGTCCGCGAAGAGGCGCGATTGATGAATCAGGCCAACAAAGAGGAATCCAAACTACTTGCGGCCAAAGAGGGCAGCTATGAGCAACTGGACCTGCAACTGCGCCAAATGGTCCGGTCCTATAAAGCCCTGAGCGAAGCAGAACGTAACGCTGCACGCGGGACCGAACTCCTGGATAAACTGCAGAAGACCCGTGCCGCCCTCGGTGCACTTGATGCCAATATGGGCAACTGGCAGCGCAATGTGGGTAATTATCAGAACCAGACCTTCCAACTGACCCAAGTATTGCGCGAGATGCCGGCATTTGCGGTGAGCGCACAGACGGGTATATTGGGACTTAGTAATAACCTTCCGTTATTGGCCCAATCGTTTCAGGCTGTTGCCGCTCAGTCGGGTGGGGCTATGGCCGCGCTGAAGATTTTTGGGGCATCCCTGTTCAGTTTTGGCAACATTTTTGCCATCGCATTGGGCCTGTTCACAATCTTCAGCAAGCAGATTTTTGAATTCATCAGCGGTACGAAAGAGGCAGACGAGGCCACAAAGTCCCTGAATGACAGCATCGGCAAGGAAACGGCCAAATTCGAGCAACTCAGCCGGGCGGCAACCAATCACAACCTGACGCAGAAAGAGCGCATAGAGGCCGCAAATGAGCTGAAACGGCTGTACCCTGAGGCGCTGAAAAATTATGCCGCAGAAGAAATCGCAGCGGGCAAAGCGGCCAATGCCCTAACCGCCCTGCGAAACGCCCTTATTTCTGTAGCTATGGCCCGCGCAGCAGAGGCAGACCTTGCCACATTGGCGGCTCAGCGGTATGCCAATGAGAAGACCCTGGCCGAGGAAAAAACAAGGCTTGCCCAAGGTGAGGCCGCAGCATCCAGGCTGAATGCGCAGTCTTTGAAGGATATGGGCAATGCGCAGGACCGGACAATCAACGCGGCAAACCGGCAGGCGGACGCCAATGAGCGAAGCAAAAAGAAGATTGAGGAGCTAACCGCGGCAAATAAGGCCCTTGATGAGCAAATGAACAAAGTTGCCGAGAACATCAACAGGTACAGCGCGGCAGGCAAGCTTGCCGGGGGGACTAAGACTACCACAAGTTCAGGGCGCCAATCTACATCAAGCGGCAACAAAAAGCAGGACATCAAAGAATGGTCCTCTGGCATCAACGAGCTCGACCGCGATGTGCAGTTGATGAACGAAAAGACAGATCAGGCCACCATTGAGCGCGTAAGGAAGGCCATCGAAGAAAAGAAAAAGCTGAACGCGCAATACGCCAAGGATGAACTGGAACTGATCCAGGGTAATCTGAACGCGATGGAGCGCATGTGGGATCAGGCTGACGAGGAAGAGCGGAACCGGATTCGGGAGCGGGTGGCCGCATTGGACCAGTACGCGCAATTCGCCCAGCAGCTTGAAGACCTTGGGCAGGCGGTGGTGGACATCACCTTTGCACGGGAAATGAACCGGCTGGATGAGCGCCAGCGCCGCCTGACCGAGTATTACGACACCGAAAAGCAGCGTATCGACGCATCATTCACTAATCAGGCGGATAAAGAGCGCGAAATGATGAAGCTGGAAGCACAGCGCGAGGCCCAGCAGAAGAAGATTGATCAGGACCGCCGGGCGGCTGAACGCAAACGGGCGCAGGCTCAGAAGGCTTTTGACATCGCAAGCATCATTACCTCTACCTCATTGGCGGTCATCAAGGCGTACACCGAGGGCGACCCATACACGAAAATCCCCCGCGCACTTGCAGCAGCGGCAGCGGGTGCGATCAGCCTTGCGCGGGCCATCGCAACGCCAATCCCGGCATACGCTGAAGGTACTGAAAACCACCCAGGTGGCCCGGCCATTGTGGGTGATGCCGGCGTGGAGCTTGTGCAGGAACCGGGCGGACGCAGCTACCTGACGCCTAACAGCCCGGTAATCATGGACCTGCCGAAGAAAACTAAGGTAATCCCTCATGACGAACTCATG